TATACACAAACATAGTTAACAACACACTGGTACAACTCACACCCAGTACAACTATATGGTCAAAGACCTTCTTGAAATTTTAAAATGCTGAATTATAAATAATTACAACAGACGCCAACTAAACCCAGAGTATTATCTCCTAGGTGGTTCTGACGTTGAACCAGAGGGTTTAACAGTGAAGTTACCCACAAACTTCTAGCCAAAGTCCCGACTTGCCCTGGTCTATCCCAACAACTTAATGTCAGGCACGGACGACCACCTCGTGTGGGTTTGTAGCAATACCCATAACTCAGAATCTCACGTCGAATGAACGACACCGTAGTTTAACGTCTTCGGACGAGTGACAACGCTCACTTGAGGTTGTACTTCAGCTTGGCCATTACACGCTTAGCGTAATTCTCCGCTGGTAGGAAGGTTGTGTTAAGCTTTTGCGACACCACCGTCGGATCTAAATCCTTAAAGTGATGCGGCATCGGCTCAAACTCGACCGTTACCTGGTGGAAACACGACTGAAACTGGCGAGCCCCTATGTGCGTCACCGATTGAATCATCATTATCATGTGCTCCACTTGTTCCACACTCCTTCCTGACAACTCAGCGTTCACAGCCAAAAACCTCATGTACGCCTCAGGTTCAAACGGAACCCTCGACAACCAGTCGCGTAACGAAGTCTGGTACTCCGCGAAATGTGAAAAATTTCGAAAGCGATGTGTTCGCACCTTGGCTAACTTGCGCTGGACGTCGGGGTATAAAGCCCCTTCGACTAACGCGTAGCCACAGAACGAAATAGGTACATCGATATCGATCTTAAAATCCAATGGGCAGAAACTTTTAATACCCATCAACATTTCTGCATCGTACTTCGGACACGCCTGCCTCTTGAAACCGTCGTCACCCTTCATGACCAACACAAATGGTCCCGACCCCCTCACCAACGCATTCAGAATTGCCGCCATCAAAATCGAATTCCCAAGCAACGTTCCGGGCTCACCGCTGGTTTTTACATTTTCCATAGGTGCCCGAACGTGCTCCGCTTGCAAGATATATTTCTCGCGAAACGAGAAATACCAATCGAGAAGCAGCTCTGACGCCCCAAGACGGGCGTAGATCTGTCTCTCGATCAGTTGTGTAAACCCATTCTGTCCTGAATCACAAGCGGTAGCGTCAATAACGCTGTTGACGGCACAATCTGGCGTAACAGTCATCGCCGCGTTAACCTTGTCCAAGAATTGCTCCTCAGACATCGAGTTGTCATAGACTACCCAAGGTTTCAGGGATTTCAATAGCAAGTCGTTAAGCACACGGAACGCCAACATAAACATAACGTGCGCCTCCTTTGACCACGCCAAGATACCCTGTCCGGCTTTGCCCAGATCCACGATCGCATCCTTGAAGGGCTTCTCAATATCCTTCAATTGAAAGCGGTAAACACGTGCATTGCGCGTGTCATTTTCATCCATTTGCTTTTGATAATGCTTTTTCACCATGTCGGCGAACCCTTTGGACGTGATAGAATAAAGATTCTCTAAACTCATCACGACGTCCATCGCTGGTTCCATACACTCATCCACGAAAAGATCAGCCACATGATTTGCCAGCTGTGTCCGCCGAAAGGTCGGCAGGTCTTTAGCGCGTCTACCTAAGTACCGCGCTTGCAAAACCTGCAGTTGCTGGGCCGGATTGCCTTTGAAATACATCAAGGCTGGTCCAGCACCCATTGTGAAGAATTTCTGCGATTGCGCCTTAGGATGACGCCGAATGTTCATAGGCATCTGAAACTCAACACTCAACTGACCCGCGACGAACTTTTCACCAACAACATTGGCCATTTCGTGGTTGATGTACGGAACATCGTATGACTCAACATTCTGGAACTCGTACTCGTTTATCATCCGGAAGGCATCATAAATAGGTCGAACTTGCGGGTGCTTCTGGGTTGCCAGCAACTTGAGGTCAGCATCGGTCGGCATCAGGTATGAAACTGGCACCGCCGGTACGAACTCGGTCGCATAGTCAACAAATGTTTTTCGAAGGCCGAAGTTGTCAGAATACAACTTTTGCTGCGACAACTCGACCTGAGCACCCCCCGCGAAATCGAACGACCTACTCGATGATGCCTCAGCTGAATCACCCGGTAAACCTGGCAACAACGGTGTCTGTAACTCCGTCTCGCCTAGCCCAATACGATCAAACAAGGTGCGAGTCAACGAACCAAATACCTCTTCAGCACGTGCCATTGTCCGTGACGAAACAGCCGCCACTGTGTTTGCCGGGTCAACTGGGTAGGCCATCACCTCATCCGAAGTGAAATCTACCGTGTTAACCTTCTTGAGCTCCCTGGCACATCTGGCCTCGTTGACTTGACGAAACACCTGTGTCGCTATCATGGCCTGTGTGGCTGTTGCGTCGACATAAAAATGTCCGCCACGCTCGTTCTCTTCGTGCATAATGGCCACCGTCCGAGTGAAACCAACCGGGGCGAACTCCCAAGCCTGGCGACAAGCAGTAGTCGTGAAATTCACAACCAATTTGAGCTTAAGTGCTGCTGACAAATTCTCACAGTCAGCGCGTGTCGCCAATGAGTCTTCCATGATCCACTTCCTGTACCACAAGCTGCTCTCCAACTCATTGTGCAAACTCTCCAATGGGCAATCCAACGCCTCAGCGACAGCCTCAATTAGACAAATATTCTTTCTGAGCTGCAATCGTTGAAACGTGCATCCAGGGGTTTTAAGGCACTGTGTCTCGAAAATCCGTTCACGCACAACCGATTCGATGTCCTCAGTGACAATATCGTCTTGAACGGCAGTGAAAGCGTCAGCATCGATGCCGGCCGGCTCGTAGCCCCCGACACTTTTGGTAATGGCAATAAACCGCCTCGTCGTCTCGCCGAAACCATACAATGGCTCTTTAGCCGATTTTGCGACGTCAAAAGCAAGACTCGTCACATAATCGGTATCAAGCACATCATCCGGGAATGTCGTCAGTCGTTGCTGAAAAGCGCGAACCTCCGAACCTAAGACTACTGGATCAAAAAGAACCACTAGCTGATCCCGATGACGTGTCAACGCTACAAACGAGAGGGCATCTTGCTGAATCAAATGCTTGTCCGCCTCCGTGATCGGTAACACAACCTTCTTGTGAGTCGAACCCTGGTTGCAACGCACAGACGTCTTCTTTTCCTTGTCGACCTCCCCAAAGAGGTTCCGACAGGTCTCCCAGGAGAAATGCATGAGTGAAAAACCTTCCACCGCAACCTTGTTTGGCACTGTCGCAAGGTCATCAAAACAGAGTCCAGATTCGACCTTCGACATAGGCAACATCCGCGTGCCATAGAGATAGTTGATCTTGTGCACATCGTGCACGGGGTTTCGGAAGTTACACAACAGATTGTGCATCGACACCTTCCCAAGATCGACCATCTTCATGATCGGAGTCCCTTCATTGTTCCCTTCCAACACCCCAGTTTGCTGTTCATCACCGACGAGCACAATCGTCTTTGCCTGACAATTATAAGCAATAATCGCCAACAGCGCGTAAGGCACGGCTGTGAATTCATCAACAAAGATCTTCTCACGATTCTTAATGGTCATCGCTCGGTGTTGGGTGTGAAATTCCCACGACATCAACGTTCCATCAGCCGTTGGTTGGTCCTTGTAGTCAACACGCAGTTTCTGAAACGGTGCCACGATCAGATCACGGACATTGTCCGCTAGCTCCCGAATGAGCCGCGATTTACCAGTCCCGGGGCCGCCCTTGATATATTCGATACGAACAGTATGGCGAATATCGGCCCCTGGTATCTCCTTCATGGCTGCCTCGAGCGTGTCCTTGAGTCCGGTGGGAGCAACGCGCGCCTCCTCGCGCATCTGTTCCTTCAGCACGTTCAACTCATCGAGTGTAACACACAACTCGACATCACTATCGCGTTGGTAGAAACAATCGACAATCTGCTCGCCACACGTGTCCCCAAGTTGAATACACAACCCGCACTCACATCCACTGCGTTTAACATCCCTGTGGTAATCACGCAACGCTGCATGGAAGTCCTGGTCGGTCTTGATGCGAAACCCTGCCTTGTACTTGTTCAAAAGAGTAACATCAGGGTCGGGCAAGGTCACCGTCACCATAGTGGCTGGATCAATTTCGGCAATCTTCTCGCGATAAACTGCTCGAACTATCACTTCTTCCTCACGCAACCACTCATCGATAGTGTAACCCTCAGGCATGAGTTGGCTGTCGACGAAATTGCTCGTCAACGCCAAGTCACCAGAGTAGTCAACCTTATCGGAAAAGGAACCCTTGTCATACATGTGCCCGATGTGGCGAACCTGCTGCAAACCACTGCATCCCTCCTGATCAAAGGAGTCGGGCATCACGATCAACAATTTCTCAACCAACTGCTCACTGACCAACCACGACCACATCCACTTCGTAGAATAGAGAATGTTGTGAATGCCCTTGGTCGCCATGGCCAGTAGCCGATCCCGCCAACTGATGTCGATCTTGATGATATCATCGATCTCGCTCGCCAATTGTGTGTGCAGATACATCGCATAGTAGTACACCGCTTGCACAAACTTGTAAATGTCCTCGGGTTTAAGAAACCACTTGGGCTTCAATTCCTTTGACACAAGCGACGCTCCCGCACGATGCACCTTCACAAACGTGGCCAAATTCTTCCGATTCAGTGACTGGATGTCCATGGCTTGCGCGTAAGCAAGAGTCGTGTAAAACTCATCCGCATGCACAGAAAAATATTGCAACGGGAGTTTAGCCCTGGACATAAACGAACAAGCAGCCATCTGCTTTGCAAGTGCCGGTAGATCTAACAGTTTCACGTAACGATTATGGGCCGGTAACGCAATAGTCCGAACAATTGAAGCTTGTTTTGCAACTCGCGTCAAACTGAACGAAACCATAGGACCGTACCTGTTCTCCAGCTGCACCTCAAGTGCAAAATCGTACGCGTGATGTGAAATGACCGGGTGTCTCAACAATAGACCCCAGGTGCTGACCGGATGCGAGTAGCCGTTCGAATAAGCATGCGTCAATGACGCCCAGTCAATGGAAGTGTGGCCAGCGCACACCTGTGCGATAGGCGAGAACTCCTGCGGATCCACTGGCGAAGATGCCAAGTGGTTGTCAAACAACAGCTTGCGTTTAAACCGACGGAACCTGTAGAAGTCACTCTCTGGCATGTCCTCAAACAGCAACTCAAGCGGTAAAGCCATGTACCCCAAACATTGATGCGCACTCGTCCGTCGAAATAACTCCAGCCAGTTCACAGCGGTTGCATTGTATCCCCAGTCTTGAGCGAGCAGTAACGTGTACTGATCGTTCACATCTCTGGTCCTTTGGGAATCCTTTACTTCATAGTGAAAGGTTCCGGGCTTAACAACACCACCGGTCTGTTGAAACTGGTCAAGCAACTCCTCGTAACCGAGCACGTTTTTCAGGGGTTTTCCACCACATAACTTCTTGACCCGCTTGACCTCAGTCAGGACTGACATTGCCTCCTTCACAGGCATGTTTGCACGATACTTGGGGTGGCGGCGCAGCTCAGCTAAAATCTTCTTGTCCTTTGACGTAAGATTGGCGCGCTTTTGTTTGACCAACTCCTTTAGTATCTCCAGAGACGTTCTAGCTGTGTCTTTAGGGTCAGCATTGGCGAAGTAGTAGTGCACATTGGGAAGTGCAGCAAACTCAGACACCTCTCGCATAGCCGCCCCTATCACCAGCGTTTTAACGCCTTGACCGTCGTTGTGCAACCTGTGTTGTCTCTTGTGAGCCTCCCGAATCGCATGGCGCAAAGCGGCCATAACGACGTGATCGTTCCGAAGGGGATTCGTCATTTTGAAAAACGGGTCATCACCAAGTTCCCTCCGTACCATATCCTTTTCAGCTGATGTCAGAATGTATGGAATTGTAATACCATTTTCCAGCTGATTGTTGAAGCGCTTAATGGCTTCAGGACCGGCAATGGTCACAGCATCGGTAGCAAGCGCCATGTCAATCATCCGTGTCGGGTTCATCGATCCCACCACAAAGTCCCCAAGCAGTTTTATCGCACGCGACAGAGCTGTAAGGAGATCAAAGAGTGGAATTAACTCATCATCGGTACTCACATGAGCCAAATCATCAGTTACAAAAGTAAAAGATGAGAACATGCGAATCCTAGAGTTGAACCTTGTGTTCTCAACGCTACGCTGAAAGGTCCGTAGTACCGTCAAAGCCTGACTGGCCAGAATTGGTCCAACGAAACCCGAAAACGCAGTGTCCAAACGACGAGACATGAGACGTGCGTACCTGCTGCGACTTCCTGCCAGATCCTGAATCCATTGGCGATAGCAATCATGTTCATTGATGATCGCAAAAACTGCCCCAGGAGTCAGATTCGGACGTTCAGGCACTAGGTGTCTGAGTGTAGATTGTGATTCAGTGAATAATAAAATTTCCGTACCTGTCAACCCGGTAGCCATTGCTGATAATTTCCAGTGTACAATCAGAGTAAACCTCGACCCGCGTTGCCTAACCAAACAAGCTCACAGATGCTGCTGGTATCAAGGGATCGTGTGTACTCAGTGTTAACTTTCG